CTTTCACACTGTCTATGGACCTGACTCCCGTCCCGACATGTTCTACGACATGATGCTCAATGATAAAATTGAGTATCTTACTGAACATAAACGTGACTGGACTCATGTTGAAGATGTTGTTTCAGCAATGAGAATTCTATTGACAGATACCCGTATTCAGGGTAAGATAGATATTGGGACAGGTAATCCTGTCTCTGTAATTGATGTTGCTCGTGAGTTTGGATACCGTGATGTCCCTATTCGTGAAGTAACTGGTGAACGAATTGTTACACATGCCGACAATTCACAATTGAGAAACTTGGGATGGACTCCCAAGTATAACATTATGGAAGAAGTGAAAAATGAACGTAACAAAAGAGCAGTTCCTCTGGGTTGAAAAGTATCGTCCTCGCAAACTTGATGACTGTATCCTCCCCGATGATCAACTAAAGACATTCCGCGAGTTCGTTGCGACTGGTGAAATTCCTAACATGCTTCTCTGTGGTTCAGCAGGTGTTGGTAAGACTACCATTGCCCGAGCGATCTGCGAAGAACTTGAATGTGACTACATTATCATCAACGGTTCTGAGGAATCAGGTATTGATGTTCTCCGCACTAAGATTCGGGAGTTCGCCTCCTCTGTTTCCTTTGGTGGCAAGACCAAGGTAGTTATCCTTGATGAGGCAGACTATCTAAATCCAAACTCTACCCAACCAGCGTTGCGCGCATTTATCGAGGAGTTCGCAAACAACTGTCGGTTTATCTTCACTTGTAACTTTAAGAATCGTATCATTGCTCCTCTTCACAGTCGGACTGCTGTCATCGAATTTAAGTTGACAAAGGCAGACCGTCCTAAGATGGCAGGTCGTTTCATGAAGCGTCTCTCTGACATCCTTGCCACTGAGAATGTTGCATTCGATGAGAAGGTTGTTGCTGAGGTTCTTAAGAAGCATTTCCCTGACTATCGCCGTGTCCTAAACGAACTGCAGCGGTACAGTGTCTCCGGAACTATTGATGAAGGTATCCTCGTCAACGTTCAGGAAGTCAACATGAAGGAATTGGTTTCTTCGTTGAAGAGCAAGGACTTCAAGAAGATGCGTAACTGGGTGGTCGATAACATTGACAATGACCCAAATCTTATCTTCCGTAAGATCTATGATACCATTCTTGATGAAGTAAAGTATCCTTCGCAGTTGGTTCTGCTGCTTGCAGATTATCAGTATAAGGCAGCATTTGCTGCTAACCCTGAGATCAATTTGGTTGCTTGCCTTGCTGAAATCATGGCAGGGATGGAGTGGAAATAATGACTGGAGTGCTCGATGGTTTGGGTGCTCCAAAAGTTGAATATGATGCTGAGGAGTACAAAGAAAAGAAGAAGGGTATATCTCCCTTCGATTTCATCAAAGATATAAACTACGAAAAGAAGAATCTAATTGTTGATGACTGGTCTGAGAAACAATACAATCCTTGGATCATTAATCGTGGGTTGACATTCAGTATTGATACTGTCCACCCTGCAAATGAAATGAACTGCCGTCCCCATCTCGATAAGAGCATGCAAAACATGTATCTTATAAATACTATTCGCGCTAGAAAACGTTTTGACAAATGGATCAAAATCGAGGACGATGCCGATGTGGAGATGGTGAAAGAGTATTATGGTTATAGCAATGACAAGGCTCGCCAAGCACTCACAATTCTCTCTGAAGAACAAAAAAAATATATAAAAGAGAAATTGTTTAAAGGTGGTAAAAAATGAGCGAAGATTTTTTTGACATTGACTTTCCAGGGTATGCACCTTTGGAAGTCAACTTAAAGAATCCTGACGACTTCTTGAAAGTTCGCGAGACCCTATCCCGTATTGGTGTTGCGTCGAGGAAAGAAAAGATTCTTTATCAATCATGTCACATTCTACACAAGCAGGGCAGATATTTCATCGTGCACTTTAAAGAACTCTTTGCCTTGGATGGTAAAGATGCAGACTTTAGTGACAATGATTTACAACGCAGAAACACCGTGGCACATCTTCTTTCAGACTGGGGATTAATTACTATTCTAAATCCAGAGATTCATGAAGATAAAGCACCGTTGAATCAGATTAAAGTAATTGCGTTCAAAGAAAAAACTGAATGGGAACTCGTTCAGAAATATAACATTGGTCGTAAAAAATAATTGACTTTCTTCTAAAAGTATAGTATAAATAGAAGGTGCCATGCTTCGGATGGCACCTTTTAAACACTCGCTTAATAGGAGCAAAATATGAAATTTAATACAACAAGTTTACCACACATCGACCGTTATTTTGTTGGCGCCGATCGCGTCATGAAGAGATTGGCAGATATTGCTGATCAATCGACGCTGATGATGCCAATTAAATATCCTCCATACAATATCAAAAAAGTCGATGAAGATCGCTACGTAATCGAACTGGCAGTTGCTGGTTTCGGTAAGTCGGAGATTGATATTCAATTGCAAGAGGGTCTGTTGAGTATTCACGGAAAGTGCGACTCATCTGAATCCACTGAATATCTTTACAAGGGAATTGCTGAACGAGGATTCAAACGTGAATTCACTCTTGCTGACAATGTCGAAGTAAAGAGTTCTTCTCTGGTTAATGGCATGCTGAAGATTTTTCTTGAAGCATTTATCCCAGAAGAAAAGAAAGCAAAGAAAATTAAAATTGACGATGAGGATAGTGAATACCCATCGCAGGCTGCCGAATTCTTAGCAGAAGGTAAAACAAAGTAATTTAAAACTGGTGGGTGGGATCAATTCTCACCCACCATTAACAATGAAGGTGAATACATGAGCAATATTAGATGTGTGAAGTTAATCAGTGGTGATGAAATTATCGCTGATATCGACGAGTCAATTGACGGTCTTGTCATTCTAAAGAAACCTATGCAGATTATGATGATTCCGAATCAGAATAATCAATTCGGCATAGGTCTAGCACCGTTCTGCCCATACGCGAAAGATGACGTTGTTCCTATGCGTTCTGGTGCAGTTATCACAGTTTTTGAACCAGAGACTGGTATGCTAAACGAGTATAATACTCGCTACGGTTCAGGTCTGGTTGTTCCAGAAAGCAAAATCATTATATGACACAATCAAACATAGATCCGTATATTTACCGTATTAAATCAGTTACCAAAGTTGTAGATGGCGATACTATTGACGCTGATATCGACCTTGGTTTTGATATTTCTCTAACTAAAAGAATTCGTCTTGCGGGTATCGATACTCCAGAAAGTCGCACTGCAAATCTCAAAGAAAAAGCATTGGGTCTTGAGTCTAAAGAATGGATGAAGAAAACTCTTGCAGGTGCTAAAGATATCCTAATCAAGACTGAGTTACCAGATAGCACAGAGAAGTATGGTCGTATTATCGGTCATCTGTTTATCAACGGTCAAGAGACCTCATTGAATAACCAGATGATTGCCGAGGGATATGCTCTGGCATATGATGGCGGCACAAAAGATATGGATTTAGAATTACTCCTATCAAGAAGAAAGTCACAATAATCCCTTTACTTTTGTTATGTTTTATAGTATAGTAGTATTTGATGATGAGGGATTTACATGAAATTTTATACATGCGCACACCAATATGGTTCCAAGGTTCTTGTCCGTGGAGTACATAATGGTGTGCGTTTCACCAAGCGTGATGACTTCAGTCCCACTCTGTATGTAAATCCAAGGGTGGTGTAGAAACACAATACAAGTCTCTGTATGGAGAAAATCTCCAACCGATCGACTTTGAAGATAACAATGCTGCTAAGCAGTTTGTTCAGACATATGGTCAAGCAGAGAATTCTGAAATCTTTGGTCAGACCAACTATGGTTACCAATATATCACAAAGAAGTATCCTGGAGAAATTCAGTGGGATATGTCTCAACTTAATATTCAGACTATCGATATTGAGACCTCAGCAGAGCATGGTTTTCCTGACGTGAACAATCCTATTGAGAGTGTTCTGTTGATCACGACCAAGGATTTGATTACTAGACAGATTATTACCTTTGGTTGTGGTGAGTTTGATGATCAGAACTCTGAGATTGTCCAGACCCTGAGAGATTCAGGTAACAAGTTTCTCTATGTAAAATGTGATGATGAACGCGACCTGCTAGAAACCTTTCTGCGTTTCTATTCTGACAATCACCCAGACATTATTACAGGTTGGAACTGCGAACTGTTCGACGTTGCGTATCTTATCTCTCGGATAGATCGTCTGTTCTGTACTGAAGAAGATACAACCATGCGCAAGAAGTTCTCACCATGGGGTCTGGTTCGTCGTAAGAATTTGACAATCATGGGTCGCGAACATATCTCATATGATATTACTGGTGTCGCAGTCATCGACTATCTCGATCTCTATAAGAAGTTTACGTATACTCGACAAGAGAGTTACAAGTTGGATCACATTGCCAAGGAAGAACTTGGTAAGAAGAAACTTGAGCATCCGTATGAAACATTCCGCGAGTTCTATACCAAAGACTGGACACGGTTCGTCGAGTATAACATCATCGACGTTGAGATTGTTGACGAACTTGAGCGCAAGATGAAACTGATTGAACTTGTGCTTACGATGGCATACGATGCTAAGTGCAATTATACTGATGTGTTCTCGCAAGTTCGCACGTGGGATTGTATTATCTACAATCACTTGCATGATCAAAATATTCAGATCCCCCAGAAGAAAGAAAACAGGGGTAGAACTATTGAAGGTGCGTATGTGCAGGAACCAAAACCAGGAAGGTATGACTGGGTTGTTTCCTTTGATGCTACCTCGCTGTATCCATCTATCATCATGCAGTACAATCAATCACCCGAGACTATTGTTCAGAATGGTGCAAAAGATACAACGGTGAAAGGTTTACTCGGTCAAAAGTATGACCTTGACGATCTCAAGGATGCTGATCACTGCATGACTGCGAATGGTTATTGCTTCACTCGTAAAAAGATGGGCATGTTTCCTGAGATTGTTCAGAAGTTCTTTGATGATCGACAGCGGTATAAGAAACTGATGATCGTCGCCCAGAAAGAATATGAGGAAACTAAAAATCCCAAACTAAAGAATGACATCTCAAAGTATAATAACTTTCAGATGGCAAGAAAGATTCAGTTGAACTCGCTGTTCGGTGCGTTGGCAAATGAATATTTCCGTTACTATGATTCCCGCATTGCTGAGGGTATCACGATGACTGGTCAGTATATTATTCAGAAAGTCGGCACAGCACTTGATGTTTATCTCAATAAGGTCGTAGGTACAAATGGACACAACTACTCTTTCTACAGTGATACTGATTCTTGTTATATTTCCTTGGACCCTCTTGTTCGTAAGTTTTATGGC